GTTCTGGATAGAGATCCCTGTGGCTGCCAGATTAATCGCCACAGCGGTCGCAGCGGTCTGTACTTCAAGATTGATGGCGTTGCTGCCCCCGCTCGGGTTGAACGATCCGCCGCCCGCACTCGTAGAGGTCCAGAAGTCAAACCCGGATGCGGGAGAATGGCTGTGGCCCGGACTGGAGTGGTTGTGCGTCGGATCGTTCACGCCGTGGTTGTGGCTCGCCAGTTCCGCCGTGGTCAGCGCATGGCCGTCCGTCGTCCACTGTGCGTTGAACATCCCGGAGTAGGCGTTCCCTGTCGTCGTCACGTTCGGGCCGGCGCCTGCGGTGAGCTGCAAGGTGTGGTCGGTGACGGTCGCGTCAATCGACCAGCCGGTTGGCGCGGTCTGCTGGTTGAAAATCGCGCGGGTACCCGACGGCGCGGACAGCGTGCCGACAGGGTTCGCGTTCGCATTCACCTGATTGACGATGAAGTTGAAATCGGCCATCACCTGCGAGGCGTCGGCCGTCGTACCGTTGGTCAGGATGTTCGGAAGTGTACCGATGACAGGCATTATTTACCCCTGGTTCGTGTAGCCGGTATCGGCATAGCGGGCGAAGAAAGTCCCGATTGAAACGCTCTGGGAAGAGGTCACCATCACGTCAATCGACATCTTCTGGAACACAAGCGGAATGGACCAGGGGATATTATAGACTTTCGGAATGTTCGAAGCCGAAGCCCACAGGAAAGAGCCCCACACTCCTACCCCCCAGAACGTACCCGAGGCCGGCGTCATTACGAAGGTTGAGTTGATCGTATTGTACGCGCCGTCGAGCGCCGTCAGGTTGTAGTTGGTTGAAAGTCCAGAAGAAGACAGTTCAATAGTCGATTCCACTACCTGGACCTGCGCCATGTGGCCGGTCTTCGGAAACGAGGACGAGCGCAGATGGCTCGTCAGATTCGTTCCGGCGTCGTTGTAGACGCTGGTTAGTCCAGGGATGCTCTGACTCTGGTAGAGCGCCGCGCCCTGCGCGCTGCCCGACAGGATGAAGCTGTTCCCGAATTCCGAAGCGCAGTCGTAACTGAACGTGTGCGGACCGGTCCAGCGGTTGCGCCGTATGTCATACCAGTAGTCGTTCGTCCCGGCCACGCCTTGCACGGTCGTCGCGACGCATACCCGGTAGATGTTTCCCGAGAAAGAGGCCGCGATGCGCGAAGGGGTTGCCGCATTCTGGAAAGGGACCTGTACGTCGGCCGAGCCGCCGTTACCGGGGGTGTGCGACATTGCTGAAAGCACGCCCAGGAAGTTCAGCACGTAGGGCGCGTCCACCCCGACGAAAGCGACGCCGAAAGTGGCCTGTACGACGCTGCGCGGCGCGCTACATCCCGTCGTCAGACTGATATAGTTCACCGCCAGATTGTTCGTCGCTGCGTCGCCTGTGATCTGCCAGATACTCGACCCTTTGAACACGACCAAGGCGCCGGTTACCCCCGATGAAGTTGTCTGGATCGGCAGGCCGGATTGCGCGGTGATCGGCGTGGGATCGCCCAGCGTCACTGACTGCGTGGCGTTCGTGCGCGTAGTCGGCACCAGCGGGTCGCTGAAGAAGTCGACGTTCTGGCATGAAAAGTACGCCCGGTTGTTGAAGTTCGCGACGCTCGTCGGCACGCTGGGAAGCGGATTCGTTGCCAGATTGGCCGAAGACCACGCGGGCGTTGCGGGCGTCGTGATATCGATCACGCCGAAGAAGTTCGCGCCGACACCACTGAACCCCGGATGTGTAACGAGGATCTTGGTGCTCACCACGGTCATGGTCGGCGGCGTCCAGGGGGTCGCCGGATTCGAGCTGGGCGATGCGGGGGTGTTAGCCCCCGTCACGCCGCTGATCGTGATGAATGTCTGCGTGAGCAGGTTGTACGCGAAGGGTTCGTCGTTACCAGGATTCCGGCCTGTGGACACCATGCCGTAGACCATGGTTCCGATTGTCACGTGTACGGAAACGAAAGTCGGCGTCGTGAAGCTGCTGAACGTCGTTAGCGCCGTGCCGACGCCTGGTCTTGAGACAACCAGTTCGGGATTAGCCTGGTCGAAAACCAGATTCTGGAGCGCCTGACATGCACCTGCGAAAGCATCTGTCGCGTCGAACGCATCGCAGATACCCTTAGGCGTGAACCGGACAGGTTGGCCGTTGCGGATAGGCACAGCGTCTCCTAGTCGGTGATCTTGGTCGGCTTCAGCGTGCGGTTCGAATGGAAGCGCCGGGGGTCCAGCTTCACGGATTTGACGACCTGCTGTTCGTCCCCTTCCATGATGAGATGGATGCGAAGCATCTTGTCCATATCTTGCAGGAACTGCGGGCGACGCGCATCGTCGGTGATCTGCATGAGCCGCGAAGCCGTGGCCGTGATCAGATAGTCCTGGTCTGGAAACCACGGGATAACAGTCGAGGTTTCCGGCGTTGCGATATCCGGTTGCTTCACCATGTACCGGTGCGTGAGCACGATCTGCCCGCTCGACTGCGGGTAGATGAAAAGCTGACCGGCGGAAGGCGGCACCTGTTGCAGCGCGGTCGCCTCGTCGTACAGGATCGTCATGAACTCGTAAGGATAGTTCGCAATCGACGGGTCCTTAAACTCCTGGTCGTACTCTTCCGTGCTGATCGGATTCAGGAAGTAAGGGAGGTTGTTCTGTGTAAAAAACAGGTCGTACGTACGCTGGTAGTTCTGCGGCAGAGGAAACGGGCCGTAGTTGTTCGCCTGCACGGTAATGAATTCCGTTACCCGGTTGATCTTCAGGTCACGGTGAAGCCAGAGATCCTCCAGAGTCATGTTCAGAAATTGCCCGCCCTGACTCGTAAAGCCGGGACACTTGGCGATCTGAAGCGCCAGGGCGACAATCTGCTGACTCTGGAGGTAGGCCATTACGCTGCCTTCTTGACTTCGGCGATCTTCGACTTGCCCTTTTCCAGCTCGTCGGCAATCGACTTGATCTGGGTCGGCAGGTTCGTGAGCTGGCTTTCTTCGGCGCTTGCCAGTTTGGTGCGCGCCTTCTTCTTTTCGAGAAGCGCGGCGTACGCCTTCTGGTGCTGGGTCAGCATCGATTCCAGCATTTCGATCTTCTTGCCGAGTTCCGGGATTTCCAGAATCGCCTGCTGACGGATAAGTGCCTCGCGGCAAATGTCCATACGGCTGTTCAGCGACTCCAGCGACTCGTCTGCGTAGACGTAGCCGCTCATCGAAAGCGACGCGCCGTTAGGCGCGGGCAGGTTGATGGCAAAGTTGCCAAGAACGGGGGTTGCTTCGCTCATTTGTTCCTCTTAGCGCCGACCCGTGCCGCGCAGCACGCGGTCCTGGGCATGTTTGTAGGAGTTCTCGTTCGCACCGCTGATATTGGCTTCGTGGCCCCACGTGCGGGAGATGATCTCTTTCACACTGCGAAGCAGGTTCGTGTTGAAGAGATACGTCTCGCCGTGCACGTATTGCACGCCATTCACGCGGATATCGATCCCGCCACACGGTGCGAGGTCGATACGATACCACCACAGGTCCTCGCCCGTATCCGACTTGCGGGCGAAGCGCTCCGTGACGTTGGTCGTGAACATGGTCGACTGCGCCTGTGCCGACAGGCGCGAAGCGTCTTCTTCAGACTTCGCGCGCTGCTCGTCAGAATGCGCGAGGGCAGCTTCAAGGCGCTTGATCCGCGCCTTGAGTTCCTCGGTCGTTTCTTCCGGGATGATCGGGGCGCCGACAATTTCTTCGCCCTTTTCGAGGAAGTCTTCGCCCTCACCGCCTTGCGGCGGGGGGCTGTTAGGAGTGCGCGGGGGCATCTACGTTCCTTACGGAGTGGTCACAGTACCGGCAGTGTAACCCGGCGTGAAGGCAGATCCTGCTTCGGTCCGGGCCAAAAACGCCTGGTTGAGGATGATCGAGCCGTAGAACACTTTCCACGACACGACCCGGGTCTGATTCAGGGGGTCCGACTTGTCAGCGCCCGTCAGGTAGTGGAATTCCGGATTTTCGAGCAACACCTGGCCGTACGAATGATTGCCAATGAAAATCGTCGGGAACACTGAAACGCCAGTTGCCGGAGCAGCAGGCGGCGTTTGCGCGACACCGATACCCGTCAGCGTGACGGTCTGGTTCGGCAGAAGCTGCGTGGCCTGGCCGGCGAGCGGGCCGGTCGTCGGCACGCCCAGGCCGATGCCCGTGGCGAGGTTCGACGGCGTGGCCGACGTGCCGATATACACGTTGAAAATGTAGTTCGGAACGTTCGGCAGCGTGACGCTGATCGACCCCGTGGGGCCTGTGACGCTGATCGCGTTCGACACCTGATAGATGATCTGCTCGACTGACGTAGAGGCGGGGGCCGCGGTCACGATGATCTGGTAACCGGCATTCGTCGCGAGTGTGCCACCCGAGGTCGAAGCGGTGCCCTGAATAGCGGCAGCGCCCGTCCAGTAAGGCATCATGTTCGACTCAACGAAGCGTGCGCCGTTGAACGGACCGAGCTCGTTGTTGTACAGGCGGTTGATGTCGCTGTACGACCACGCGGTGGCGATGGTGGTGTTTTCTCGCATGTCCTGCGCCGACAACGGATGGATCAGCGCGATGTAATGCTGCATGACGGCAGGCGACTTCGACGGATCGCGGTACGCGCCCGCTTCGATCATCATGTCTTCCCGCTCATCGCCCATGAAGCGCGGTACGCCGTAGGTGAGGAACGAACCGACAATCCGGTCCACCTCGTGCGGTGTCATCACGTCAGTCGCCAGCAGGTTGGCGCGGGAGGCCTTGCCGTTGGCGTAGTTCACCTGCGTGGTAGCCAGCAACGTGTTAAACGTGTTGCGCTCCAGGGTTTCCGGCAGTTGCAGCGCGACCAGCTCGCACGCCTGCTGGAACAGCGGGTGTTTGATGGTCAGGTTGGCCACGTCGGTGATGATGACGCGGTCGCCCCACTGCTGCGCGGTCGCCGAGACCTGTTGCAGCGTCATCGCTTCACCCGGAGGCGCTACGCCTTCCTGCAACGGCGCGAACGGCAGCGGCAGGCGTGTATAGCGCGACGCGGTGTACGTCGTACCGCGATTCGTGTCGAGCTTGAGCGGCTTGCCGAACTGGTAAGCAACGAGCTGGCGACGCGCGAGCGGCTCGACTTCTTCCTGAATGTACGCTTCAACGTCAGCCGTGAAGCTGGTCGACTGGTTAGTGACGCCGGGGAACAGCGAGGCCCATAAGAGGCCCAATTTGGAAAGTTTCATGGTTTCCTCTGGTGGGTTAAATATTCACGTCCGCAAGACGCGCGGCGCGCTTGTCTCGATCCGAAGACGGGCGGCCTCGCCCCTGCACGTCGCTGCGTACGCCGGCGGGCTTGCCCCGGTTCACATTCGGCGTGCTGGAAGCCTTGGGCTTCGCTTTCAGCTTGCCGTCCGCAATATCCTTGCCAAGCATCCAGTAGTAGGCGTCTTCGCGGCTTGCCTGCGTGTTACCCGCGGCGCGCGCTTTCTGGATTTCCGTTTCCACGCGCTCCGCGTACTTCGCGCGGCGCGGATCGCTGTTCAGCTTGGACTCAAAGCGCGTCCGGTCAGCCATGTCGCGGGCTTCCTGAAGCGCCTGCGCGGCCTGGTGCTGCGTGGCGCGCAGGGTGCGGTTGGCGTTGATCTGCCAGCGCTCCATGTCCGTCAGTTCCGGATTACGAAGACGTTCCTCTTCGCGCGTGAACTCCGGATCTACGGCAGGAGTGCGCTGCGACGCCTCGAAGGCGCGCTTGCGCGTTTCAAGCTCAGCTTCCACGCGATCCAGGCGCTCGTCAGCAGCAGAACGACGGGATGCGGCGCGAGCCGGAGGATCATCAGGCCCGTCAAGCTCAGGAAGATCGTCGTCGTCAGCGAGATCGGGATCAGGTTCGTCAGTATCAGAAGGATCAGGTCCATCGTCTGGTTCTCCGTCAATACCCGGATACAGAAGGCCTAGTAATCTTTTAAGCAGTTTGCTCATGAGATTACTCCGCCGCCAGCGCGCCGCCGCCGATATCCTGGAGGATAAAGGCTGCGCTTGCGCCGGTACCAGTGCAAGTCACGAAGAAATCGCGGAAAGATTGGGTAACGATGCCCGCCTGGCCGTTGATAGTCCAGCCGGTGTTGGTTGTCATCGTCGCCGTGAAAGTAGTCGAGTTGATTACCCGAAGCGTGGTCGAGGCGCCGACGACACCCTGGAAAGGCGTCATAGTGGTGAGCATCGATGCCGCAGTCGGAAGGGTGATCGCGGCGCCTGCCGTGATCCCGGTGATCGCCAGCGCGTTCACTTCCGCCGACATGGTTTGCTGCTGCGTCAGGGTTACGGCGCCGGTACCTGCGTAGACGTTATACGCGGTCGCCGGAAATGGGTTGGCGGAAATGATCGCGTTGATCAGACCTGCCTGATCAGGCATCGATCCATTGTCCGGAATAACCGGCAATGCGCCCTGAATGCCGGGGAACAGTTTGCCGATCAACTCGGCCAAGCGGATTTTGCGCACGATACGCTCCTTAAAAGGCTTTCGCCGGTTATATACTTTACGCTGTAAATTGTCAACGAACACGACGGGCGCGAATGAAGCCGTTTGCGGTCATCGTGCTGACTGTAAAGCTCACGTTGGCGACAAGAAATACCGTGGTCGTTGCCGAAAGGCTGAACCTGACGGGCCCTGTAGTCGAACTTATGCTGATAGCCGCCAGGCTTGAGCCGGGTATCTGAAAAGATGCGCCAGTGTTACCCGCCGGCAGCGTGCCCGTGGCGATGTTCAAGCCGCCTGCCGCGAATACGGTGACCGTGCTTGCTGCCGGAACTGTCGTAACGGTCCCTGCTACCTCCCAGTCGCCTGCGGTCAGCGATATGCTTGCCACGTTAGCGGACGTGCTGGACGTTAGTCCAGTGCCGGACGTCGCGTTGGTAAGAAGCTCACCTACGCTGCCTGCATTCGCATTGTTGTTCGTCGTCGTGCCAACGATACCGTTCGTCTGGCTCGGGGTGATCGTACCGGTAGCAACGATTGTTGTCGCAGCGATCGTATTCGGTGTCGTCGCGCCCAGGGTGCCATTCAGCGCGCCGCCGCTCGAACTCACCGCAGCAGGCGCCGTACCGCCAATCGCTGGCGGACTCGCGAGATAGGTTGAAAAGCCGGTTCCGCTTACCGTGCCGCTGGATGACAGGTTCGTGAATGACCCGCTATTGGCCGTCGTGCCTCCGATAGAAGGCGGTGAGGCAAGATAGGCGCTGAACCCGGTACCGCTAACCGATCCGCTAGACGACAGGTTGGTAAAGCCGCCGGCGGCAGGCGTCGTCTGCCCGACAGGTGTGCTGTTGATCGTGCTGCCTGTGATCGCCACGCCCGATTCGGTACCGCCCGTGATCGCAACCGCGTTCGCGTTCTGCGTCGCCATCGTGCCCGCACCGACGCCTGTCAGCGAATTCGCCAGCCACACGTCGTTCTGACCATCCGTGTAGAGCGCGACGGCGCTGGAATTGTTCGTGCCTTGCGGCAGCACAACACCGTTGCCGACGTGCCCGTCCGCGCCGTTCGACAGAAACACCGTGATCGTGAAAGCGCCGGTCGTATTATTGATGAACTCGACCTCGCGACTCGCCGTCAGATACGTGCCATTCTGGATGATGAAGGTGAGATTGCTCGTCAGTACGCCGCTGAACACTACGGCGCGCTTGCCGGGAGGCACAGGCACTGCCGTCGCGACCTGACCGGTCGTGTAACCGGTGCCGCCGTACGCGATGCCTACCGAACTGACGCCGCCGCCCGACACCCCGGTCACGCGCAGCACTGCGTCTGAGTTGCCCGCAGGCACCGCCACGAGGTCACCGACCGCATAACCACTCCCCGGATTCGAGATGGTCAGGGCGGAAGTGATGGCGCCGCCGCTGGCGAACACGACCACGGTCAGTCCGGTGCCGAGCGTCGCCTGGTTGTACACGCCGCCTGTGACGCCAGCGAAGGGTACCGTGGCCGTGGCTGACGCGCCCTGCTGGTTCACAAACGCATCGGTTGCCAGAAGCGTCGAATTGTCGAGCCTTCCTTGCGTCGTGCCCGTGCTGTTACTGATCGCGACACCCGCAATCGTGCCGCCAGTGATATCCACGTCCGTCAGCGGGAACCCGCCTGACGCGATCTCGTTCAGGTCAGTCTGGACCTGTTGGCAGATGGAATTGATCGCGCGCTGAATCTCGCCGATAGGCACGCCCACGCCTTCGCCGCGCACGACCGGGATCGTAATTTCGAATTCATCGGACATGGATCGCCTCGATACGGCGTCGCGCCGTGGGGTACCCCGGCGATTTTACATGCATCTGCTGGCGGAACAGGAAAGAGATCAGCCCCGGCGCGTGTCCGCGCTCAACCGCGTAGCGGTCGGCTTCCATCTCCTGCGCTTCGCAACGTTGAGAAAAACCTTTCCACCGGAACGAAACCATCCACCACAGGCGTTTTAGCGCGTGCCGGTGATGGATATGCCCTTCCTCGTGCGCGACGATGGCGGCCTGCTCCAGATCCGAGAGCCGGTAAAATCCGTCTCCGAGCTGGATAGTGCCCCACAGGGTTGAGCGAGCAATCATCGCGGCTCCGCTTGTGGGTCGGCCATCTGGTCGGCGTTTATCATTCCGGGCGGACCTTGTGGGCGCGGCTGGCCGGGTTGCGCGCCAGGGCGTGGTGTTCCGGCAATCCCCGGACCTGCGCCGCCGGGTGCGCCTTGCTGACCGGGTTGCGGCGCGCCGAGCTGCTTCTGCATTTTCTGGTTCATCGCCTGCTGGTGCGCCTGGATGTGCGCGCGGTACAGGCCGTGCGGGTCACCTGTGAGCTGGGCGCCATGCGTATGCGCGGCGATGTGCTTCTGATCGTCGTCCGCCGGATGCACCTCTGCGGGCAAACCGTTATGCATCATGAGGTTCTCGTCGTTCGGATCGACCGTGTACAGGTTGCGCTCATCGATCAGGATGCGAGGCGCAACCTCTGGCCCGAAGATCTGCTCCGTGCCCATCTCCAGGATCGGGCCGACGTTCAGCCGGCGGCCGTCGAGCTGTTGTGGCGGCACACCGCGCAACACGTTCATCCAGGCAATCATCTGCTGCATGCGCTGCATGCCGGTCTGGTAGGCCGTGCCGCACCAGCGAAAGAAATAGCGTTCATTGAACGCCTGCACCGGGATTTCCTGCTGCTTGGCTCGCGCGCCGACCTCACCCATCGTGATGACGGTGATTTCCTTCGTGCGAAACTGGCGGTCGAGCTCGAACATGCGCTCCAGAAGCGGGTTCAGCATGCAGCCCTCGTACCGCTTCGCGTGGTCGATAATGTTCGACTCCTGCGACTGCGCCTGGGCGGCGGCCTGCGCCTGATTCTTCTTGCCTGCCGGCATCTTGCCGAGCATGGCGTCGTTCACTTCCATCGATTCCTGGATCTGCGCCTTGATGGCGTTACACAGGGCGACGGCATCCTTGTAGATGGCCGGGAACTGCGCGAAGGAAGTCGTCTGCGGATTCGTCAACCACACGGCGGCCAGCCCCATTACCATGCTCTGGTAGTTAGGGTTCGCGAGCGGATCGGTCATGACGATAGGCAGCAGCGCGTACTGCGCGCTATCCTGGCCCATGTTCCAGTAGTCGTTCAGATTCCACTGGAGATACTTCACCGGCTCGATACGCGAGATGCCGTACACCGTCCCCTGGATGCGCTCGACCGGCGCCATCAGGAGGGGGCGCTTCTTGGTCCAGAACGGGTTACGGATAATGCCAAGGATGGTTTCCGGCCCGGCGAAGTAGATGAAGACGGGCTCTTTGCCCTTGTCTTCTTCCAGCTCGATGTTCGCGTGAACCTCGTAGACCAGCGCGTACTTATACGTGCCTTCGGTGCGCACGCCGGCGTCCGCCGTGCGGCGCTTGTTCGGTACCCGCTTCTGCCGCCCGCCATCGGGTTCGTTCAGCAGATCCATGATTTCTTCAGTGTTCCAGCCGACGAACACACCTTCGTCCACGAACTGCTGTACCGATTCCTTCGACAGGCGCAGGCGCACCGCCGTAGCGGTCGCTTTCTCCAGGTCGTTCACGGTCGGCGGGTAAACGGCCACGTCGTCAACCGACAGTGGCGTGATATCCGGCATCTCGTCAACGATTTCCGTTTCTTCGGTGTCCCACTCTTCGTCGACCGTCACGTCTTCTGCTTCAACCCCGGCCTCCTCGTCGGTAAGGAGCGGTGGCTTTTTCACCAGTTCCGTCACGCGCCGCGTGGTCTTCATCCAGTCCACGTAGAGGCACCAGTTACCGGTCACGTCACCCGCAAGCAGGTCCGCACGAACAATGTCTTTCAGGTTCGTCTTGCGGATGTAATGTTCGAGCAGGGCGAGCGAGGGGTAAGGCGTAATGTCGGCCGGGCCAACCGCGTCCACGTGCTTGTAATTGGCGGGAAAGAGAGTCGCGAGGGTGCGCTTGCAGCGCGCGTTGATCGCGTC